ACTACCTGACGTTCCGGCAGTCAAACACTCAAAAACTAAACCGCTGTTTTGTGATGTGGTGGCGCGTCTAACGTCACCAACAACAAAAGCGGTACTAGCGGCCCAAGCGGTGTAAGCCATTAAGGTTCAAATACTTCGCGAAAGGTTGCGTTAATTGTGGCGCGATTTGCATATGGGATCGACTTTGACCAACGTTCACAAATCCATTTGTAAGTAACGGACGACCCAGGAGGCTGCCAATCAAATGATGCGTTGTCGGCAGCGCGAGCGTCTAGAAATGTCTCAATAGTGTCAGAGTCTGTCTCAGTAATGTTTACAAAAGACAAAGACCATTGCTTTGGATTTTGATTAATCCCCAGGCTGGTGCGTTGCTCGTAGCCGTCTCCAAATTGCACCTTGCGAACAACCGGAGCACTATTTTTTTGTGCGCCGTAATCAGGAGAAATGTTTGGGAAAGTAGCCATCAGCTTGAGAGTAAACCGCCAGGGCGTTTTTGTTTGACTAGCTCTGCTTGGACAGCAGCGCCAAGCATTTTTCCAAGTTGACTTGCTTGTTCTGAATCACCCTCAACAGAAGAGCCAGAAGCATCAACGTTGACCACTACGTTACTTGCGCCACCAGATGATTCAACGCCGAGCTTACCGTTGGCACCACGACGCAACGGCATGATCGCTTCGGGGCCAGCCTCGCCCATCAGGCCCATGCCATTAGCCATCGGGAAAATGGTTGGCTTGTTTACGACTCCGCCAGAAGCAAAGGGAACAATTTTGTTTTTAGCCATAACACCGCCATCAGCAAAAAGGCCTAACAAGCCGGTCCCTCCGGTGCCATCAGCGCCAGCAAAATTGCCAATGCCAGCCCGCAAGAACATGCTTGCCATCTGCTTCAAAATGCCTGACAGGGACTCGCCTAAAGACTTTGTGCCATCGATCAAGCCTTCAATGGCATTAGTCAATCCAGTGGCAACAGTGTCTTTAATAGATTCAAATAGCTTTTGAGTTTCAGTTAGCTCAACGTTTAACTCATCAACTTTTGCCGGTTTGCCGCTAAGTAAACGGAGAATCTTTTCATTGGCTTTGGCATCTAAATCCAAGAGTCTTATATTTTTTTCGCGGGGCAACAAAGTGCTTTCTTCAATTTTTTGCTTGTCAAATGCAAGTCTGGTACTTACTACTGCAAACTCATTACCGCTTCTTCTTGCCTCGTTTAGTTTTTCAGCCAAGCCAAGCAATGTTTGCGATGCATCAATACGCTCTTTTTCCTTTTTCAATTCAGTAGTAGTAGTGGTAACCCCAGGCAATCCACCTGCCGTTTCAGGCCGCTCAATATCTATCCTTCCTGCAGCCTTTGCCTCTTCAAGCCTTGTTATAGCAAGTGCAACACGGTTTCTTGCTCTATCAAACCGAACCTTAGTTCCTCCTCGGCCTGCAGTAAGCGTTGACTTATCAATACCTAAAAACTGTTCAAAATTTTTCGTTGCGGCGTCAAGTTCTCTCTGAGCTTTGTTAATAGCACCTTGAGTGCCAATGCCTAGAAAGTTGTTTAAGGCGACAATAGCATCGTTAATTGCCGTAGCAATGCTGGCAAATGTTGTCTGGAATGCTGCGCCAATTGGTTCCAACAATGTACCAAGATTTTCTTGTAATTTTCCAAGCTCTACTTGTAGTTGATCGCCTGCAGATTTAGGGCTAGAAGCAATAATTTGAGCCGTTTCTCCGTAACGCTCAAAAATTGATTGTGCAAAAGTTTGAAAATCTTGCAAACTAACTTGCCCATCTTCAAGAGCTTTATCTAGCTCTTGAGGCGTCTTGCCTATTGATTCAGCAAACAGAGTAAACGCACCGGGAAGCCTTTCTCCGATTTGTTGTCTCAGCTCTTCGGCTGACACCTTGCCTTTAGAGAAGACCTGCGCTGTTGCAGTCAGTGCAGAGTCAACATCTTGCAGTGAACCACCTGTAGCCCTGACTGCAGCAACAATGCCATTAAACGCAGTTTTTGTATCTTCAAGGTTTCCGCCTGCACCTAGGACAGATGCCTGTAATTTTGTAAATTGACGGGTAATTATGTCTTGCGGAATTGCAAAATCTTTTGTTGTTTTTTGTATAAACTCAAGACTGCTTGAATATTGTTGCTGACTTGTTGTTACACCTTGCAGCGCGATACGAAGCTTGCCAAGATTAGCTGAATACTCAGCAGTTGCTCCTAGCGCCTGTCTAATTTGACCAACCTGAGCGCCAATTGCCGCGCCAACAACAGCACCCCCAGGGCCAAATGGCAAACCAATCGCCCCGCCTAACATGCCTTCCGGCCCACCAAATACACCACCAGCCGCAATCGCGCCAACTCCTTTTGCTAGTCCAGCAAGCCTTCCTCCCTTGCCTGGGCCTTTCCTGCCTTCCGCCTTTTGCAGTTGTTTGTCAAGCCTTGCCGCCTCAGCCGTGGCCTCTTTAAATGCAGCACTGCCAATTTCAACTTGCTGCGTAATATCACGCCAAGCGTTTCTGTAACCACGAAGGTTTGCAATACTATTTTTCGACGTTCTTTGAACTTCTTTTAGTTCTTTTGATATTTGATCAAACGGAGCCGCAGCACTTTTAGCCTGTCGCCCTAGCCCGTTTAAAGTGCGCGTTAATTTATCAAGACCAGCATCGCCAGCAATTTCTATGACAAGTGTTAAGTCGGTTGTAACCTTGGCCATCAGGAGTCCTTCTTGTTCAGGCTGGCGAGTGCGGTTAGTTCCATCACCTGTACGCCTTCAAAAAGAGCGACAGGATCCTTGACTTCATACAGTCTACAGAGGTAGTCCAGCGACGAGTAATTTAATCCAGAAACCCCGCCCATACTGACATTCCACTGCGTTTGCATTCTTAAGAACATTGCAACAATATCCCAGTTCTCTTCCCACACCTCAAAATCCGCAGCCTTACGTGCCTTACGGATTGCATTGATCTCGCCAGGGTCCATGCCCTTAGCCATCAAGTCATCAACGCTTTCATCGAAGACACCGCCGCCTTCGCACCAATGCTTAGCGGCGGCCTCTAGTTTTTTGCTTGTGCCCCCGTGAGGCTGTCTGAGTAAGCAGTAATTACACCACGCAGAACATAGGGGTCGTCAAACAACTCAGCTTGTGCTGCCTCGCTGTAAACAACCTCATCCCCATCCTCGTCTTTGATCCCTTCCCAGCCTTCAACAATTTCGCCAATCAAAGCATCATCGCCTTGCTCAACCAAATCATTAAAAGCTGAGCGGCTCATCTTTTTAAAGATTGCCGTGAAAGTTTCTTTCTTGAACTTGCCGCCGTCAACAGGAACGTCGACGGCAACAGGCCACTTGTAAGAAGAAACTTTCTTGAGAACAAAAGCCATGCAGATTAGGTGTAAGCGAGTGTCAGCTCGTTGTTACCAGCTGAGCTTGGCACCATAGTAGTAGGAAGGTTCAACATAACAATGCCATCGCTTTCGGAATATGTTGGATTGCCTAGTGACAAACCAGTCGAATTGGAGGCCAAAGTAATAATGTTGCCTGCGGTAGTCCCATGCACAATGCTTAGGTTTCCAGCAGTGCCAGCTACAGCAAGCGCAAAGAAGTCTTTGGTTGCAAGTGTTGGACACTCAACAACAAAGTTTGCAGTAGCAGCGCGATCAGTAATTCGCACGTCTTTGCTTGAATTTACCAGCTCTCGATAAACCACATTGTTGCCTACGTCAATTTCAGCTGACTGAAGAGCAAGGTTTGTCGCAGAGAAAAGCGTAAACCCGTTTGTGTTGGCAGCGTTGAAAATTACGGGATCAACTTGGTTCGACACTGTGATACTTGGAGAAGCAGTATCAGTTGGGGCAACATATTGCCCAGTCATCGTGAAGTTGATAACCGGAATTTGGTTTGCATTAAGGCTAATTGCAAACGTGCCACGAGCCCCAACGACTTTGTGCCGGATGCCATCGTTGTCGATGTACATCGTGACGGACTCAGGCGTCGTTGAAATCGGTGCGTAAGTAACCGAAGTTGACGAAACAATGGTCTCGCCAAACCCACAAGCTTCAATCAACGGACCATATTTAGGTGCTGTCCCAGCAGCACCAGATCCTGAATATTCAATTGTGAAACTAACAGTAACGCGCGTGTTTGCGATCAACTGAGC